GCACATCTAAATGTAACTGTTGCTACTGAACAATGATGATGAATTCTACTAGAGGTCGTAGATAGCTTCCGCCATGCGTTCACGCCTTCTGATATCATCCCAAGCTTTTTGGTCAGATCCAGTAGTGTCAGAAATTGGAGAGCAATATCCGTTCCAATATCTTTTAATACGGTCTCGTCTATAACCGCCTTCCCTGAAGCAGTCAGTAAGCTCGGTGTCCAGTTGTAGTGTGTTCGTAGTATCCATGATATATGATCCCTTGAAGTGGGATTTAAGTCTTTTAGTTTAGTACAAGAACATTGTTCAATTTCAATTACTTCACCATTATGTTCGTGCGTTTCCCTATAGCCAGTGGTAGCGACATAGCCTCTGGTCCTATTAGCTCGCTTAGGAGTAAATAATGATCCTGCAACGAAAGGGTGCCTGTTGCGTAATAGTTCACAAGTTTCTTCATACTCTCGTCTGAGAGAAGATTCAAGTTCCCTT